CTATCCGGTATGCGTCGAGGCTCGCTAATCCGTGGCCGAGAGGCGGGTTGGAACATATCCGAGGTGCAAGGCGGCTTTAACGTGCGCGTAGGTGTACGAGCTACTAAAGAGCGCTACGTAGATTTTGACCAAGGCGGCTACACCCGGCAAGTTGTGTACGGTGCCAAGCCATACCGTTTAATGGTGGTACAACAAAAGAGTTTTGCTGGCGCTATCTATGACCACGCGGGCGCTGGAATTAGCGGTATCCGTAACACGGCGTTTATAGCCAGCTTAAAAAAAGAGGTAGGAGACGCGCCGCGAGTTATTGACAAGGCCGTAGAAAGCAACCGCCCGGCAGTAACCGCCGAGCTACTCAGCATTGTGGGTAAAGTTATGACACAGACAAACCGTAATTTGGTGGTATCCCGTGGCAATTAACATACCGATTTTAACAAGCTTTAGTGGTAAGGGTGTTGCCGACGCTCAGCGCGAATTTAAAAGCCTTACGACAACAACCCAAAAAGCAGGCTTTATTTTGCAGCGCGCATTGCTGCCAGCTGCCGCCGCTATCGGCACCATAACGCAAGTTATCGCCCCGGCTATTAAAGCGGCCTCAGATTTTGAGGAAGCAACCAGCAAGGTAAACGTAATTTTTGGGCGGGCGTCCAAGAGCGTTAAAGACTTTGCCAATACTGCCGCTCGAGAGCTTGGCCAATCTAAACAATCTGTGCTCGACGCTGCCGGTGCTTTTGGCACGTTCGGTAAAGCTGCCGGGTTGGCTGGCGAGGATTTAAGCCTATTTACCACAGACTTTGTAACCCTTGCTACTGACCTAGCGTCGTTTAACAACACTACGCCGGAGGAAGCCGTACAGGCCATTGGCGCAGCCCTAAGAGGCGAAAGCGAGCCTTTACGCCGTTTTGGTGTATTGCTTAACGACGCGACGCTACGCGCCGAGGCAATGACCCTTGGCATTTACGACGGCAGCGGTGCGTTAACAGCACAACAAAAGATTTTGGCGGCCCAATCCGCTATTTATAAACAGACAGGCGACGCGCAAGGTGATTTTGCTAGGACAGCCGACAACCTTGCAAACAAGCAACGCACCCTAAGCGCATTGTTTAAAAACTTCCAGATACAACTAGGCCAACAATTATTGCCAGCGGCAACCGATTTTGCTAACGGCCTAGTAAAAATTAACGACGCGTTTGCGGGTATGCCTACCCCGGCAACTAACGCCACGGTAAAGGTTGGAAAATTTGGCAAGTTAATTGGCGAGCTTATTAACCCTATTTCGTTGTTTGTTAACGGATTGCAGGCTATTGGCTCGGGCTATTTTGACGCCGAGCAAGAAACCGGCGCATACAACAAGGCGCTTGGTTTGTCGGCCCAACAGCAAATGCGCGTAGCGGACGCTGCCGGTGTATTTAATTCTAAATTTAAAGAGACAAAAGACAACGTTGGCGGCGCTAAAAAAGAGGTGGAGAGTTTTGCCGAGGCGCTTAAAGAAAAACTTACCGAGGCAGTAGACACCGCTAAAGACAAGCTTGCCGAGGCCCAAGGCGAATTCGACGGGTTTGCTACCAAGGTAAGCGACGCCGTTAAGGGTGCCCTTGACTTTAACGCGGCGCTCGAGTCAGGCAACTACGGCTTTAAAGGCTTTTTAGACGCGCTACGTGACCAAGTTAAAGGTGTCGTCGAGTATTCCGTAAACCTTGGCAAAGCTTTAGAGATGGGTTTAAGCCAAGACGCATTGGGCTACGTCATGGACGCGGGCAACGTCGCTGGCGCCGAAATAGCCAACGAGCTTGTAAAGGGCGGCCAAGCCGCTATAGACGAAACCAACGCGCTAGTTGACGCCGCCAAAAGGGCAGCCGACAAGGTAGGCATTGAAGCCGCCAACCGTTGGTATAAGTCGGGAGTAGACCAAGCCAAATTTATTGTTGACGGTTTACAAGCAGAGCTAAACAAATTAACGCCAAAACTTATGGCGCAAATGGACGCAATTGCGGCAAAACTTAAACGCAATGTTGACATTGACGTAATCATTACCGAGCGTGTAAACAAGGTTGTTACAACTATCACGGGCGCTGCACCCGGTTTGCCAACAACTACGTTGCCTAAAATTGTTACGCCTATTGTGCCGTTGCCAGCACCACGGCCGATAGACCGCCCGGGTGGCCCTATGGGCGCGCTTGGTTCGGCGGGCGTCACCGTTAACGTAACGGGCGGACTATCTACTAGCGCCGAAATAGGGCAAAGCGTAGTTAACGCATTGCGGGCGTATTCGCGTACCGCTGGCCCGCTGCAATTAAACGTGGCGCAATAACATGGCTGTAGCTGTAGTCCAATCGGGCAACTATGACTTACAAATAGATACAGGCTTTCAAGTAAATGCGTTTACGCTTGACGACAGTATCCGTGGAGTGCTTAACAATACCGAATACGTGTTAGACGGTGTTGGCGAATTTGCCAGCGTTTTAGACGGCGCGTTAAACGTCAACGTACGCCGAGGCCGACGCGACCAAGGCGACACGTTCGGCGCTGGCACCATGACTTTTACGCTCGACGACACATTGGCGTCCGGGGTATTCAATCCGTTCAACCAAGACAGCCCATTTTTTGACACCGCTAACGCCCAACCCGGACTAGCCCCAATGCGCGAGGTACGCCTATTGCGTTACGACACCCTCGGCAACCCCGAATACATTTTTAACGGGTACATAATCAACTACGACTACAACTTTGCGCTTGGCGGAAACGACACCGTAGAGGTTTATTGCGCCGACCAATTCTATTTGCTAAGCCAAACCGTTTTAGACGAGCTCAACGTAACGGCCGAAACGTCGGGCGAGCGCATAGAAACCGTCCTAGATTTACCTGAGGTTGACTTTCCAATAGCGGCCCGCAACATTGCTACAGGCACCGTAAACCTCGGCCACGCCGCCGCCTACACCGTGCCAGCCGGTACCAACGTGCTTAACTATCTAACCCAAATAAACGACACCGCCGAATTTGGACGGCTGTTTATGTCTCGAGCAGGCGTCCTAACCTTTCAAGAAAGAATAGGCAATACCCTTGCGGGCAGCGTTGCCGACTTCCACGACGACGGCGCACCCGGCACAATTAAATTTACGGGCGTAGGCATATCGTTTGAAGCCGACCAAGTAATAAACCGCGCCGTAGTTACCGGGCTAGACGACAAAACCGCTACCGCTATAGACGCTGGCAGCATCGCCACGTACTTTATACAAACCACCAACATTGGCAACAGCCTTTTACATGAGCAAACAGCCATAGACGACGCCGCCGACTACCTACTAAACGGCCAACCCGAGGCCCGTTACACGTCCGTCGAAACGTCGTTTACCTTGCTAACGGCCAGCCAACGAGACACGGTAGCCACCCTCGAAATTGGCGACACCATCACCATAGAAAAGTCTTTCCAAACAGGGCTTACAACAACACAGCTAGCCCAAGAGCTAGCCATTGAGGGCATAGAGCACCGCCTGAATTTTGCGACCGGGCACAGCGTCTTAATTAGTACGAGCCCTACAACAATTGTGTACGAATTTATTTTGGACGACGCAATTTACGGAATTTTAGGAATAACCGACCCGCAACCGATTTTAGGATAAAGTAACAAATATGGCTACCCCAACTACCTTGCCGGCCGCGTTTGTTAGTGGCAACGTGCTCGAGGCTTTACAGCTCAATAATTTGCGTGGCGCGTTTCGTATTTTGCAAGTTGTCTCGGCTACTCGTTCAACATTGTTTCAAAGCTCATCGGCAACCTACACCGACATTACAACAATGACCGCGTCAATTACCCCGTCATCCACAACAAGCAAAATTTTAGTTTGGTTTGTTACCTCGGGTGTTGGTGCTAACGGTACCGCCGACGTGTTGTTTCGCATTATGCGCGACGCTACTGCTGTCGCCGACCCTGTAATGGTGTCGGGCGTTATTCCGGGTGGCAACGAAACAAGGCCCGCAACAATTTTTTATCTTGATAGCCCCGCGTCGGTTTCGGCTATTACTTACAAAATGCAAGGCAGAACAACAAACAGCGCGTTTAGCGTTGGTGGCAGATATGACGGAACCTACACGGGTGTTTCGAGTTTTATGGTTATGGAGATAAGCGCATGACAAACTACGCGTTAGTTTTATCTGCTAATTACCCTGCCGCCGAGTGGACTATTGACGGCAACGATTACAGCACCCTTGTTTGGTTAAGTGCGGGTAGCGCACCAACACAAGCCGAATTAGACGCCGCATGGCCACAAGTTGACTACAACAACCAAGTAACAGCCGTAGAAACGACACGCCGCACACAATACGAGGCACAATCCGACGGCCTATTTTTTGAATGGCAACGTGGCACGAACACTAAAGAGGCTTGGGAGTCTGCCGTACAAGCCGTTAAAGATGCAAACCCTTACCCGCCACCGTTGGGCTAAATATGCGGCTTTGCTGTTTATGGTTGCAGTAATAGCGGCGGTGCTTAATGGCTGCACAATTTCTAAAACGAATGTCGAATATAAATGCTTTACGAAAGCGAGTTGCGACAATGAATAAAACGCCTGAACAAATGAACGCGTCGCTCATAGTTTTTGTTGGCCGTTTGTTAGCAGTATGTTTTACTTTTACCGTAATGGCATTTATTTACGGAGTGCTTTTTGTCGACCAGCCTTTAGAGCAAGCGCCTACTGACGCACAGCTCATTGACTTACTTAGCACGTTGCTTGTGTTTCTTACTGGCACATTGTCGGGCCTTGTTGCGTCCAACGGCCTTAAAAGCAAACCCGAGCCGCCTAAATAATGGTTGTTGCTAAAGCCAAGCCGGGTGTTGCTGGCGCTCGAGATTACATAGGCAACGCCGACGGGGCAGCACCCGCGCCACGTGCCGGTATGGACGCGTGGATTACTTGCGCTATCAAGTACAGCAACCAAAGTTTATGGAATAACGGCAGCTGGGGACAACGCGACATGAAAGGCAAGCCGGGCAGTTTGTCGGTACATGCCACGGGCCGCGCCGTTGACTTGAGCTGGCGCTACATGGCAGACAAAAATAAGGGTGTACCAACAGGCCGTAAAACGTCTGTAGCGTTTATTAACAAGGTTGTTGCCAACGCCAACACGCTAGGCGTCCAAGCAATTTTAGATTATTTTCCAAAACCTTTTGGCCGTGGCTGGCGTTGTGACCGTCAAGCATGGAGTAGTTACAGCAAGCCCGACATAAGCGGCGCCCCGGGTGGCGATTGGTGGCACGTCGAAATAACGCCCGCCATGGCAGACAACCCGCAAGCCGTCGAAGCCGCGTTTTTATTGGTGTTTGGGGATAATCCACCAACCGCGTAGCACCCTGCACTACCGTTGGACTACCGACGGAAAGCTAGAGGTACCTAATGACAGACGAGCTACAAACCTTTTTGTACGAGTGCTACATAACGACACTCGACA